ATTATAAATTGGTCTAATGAAGATAAAGGTTTAAATAGAACTAATATGAAGGGGTGGCACTCACAAGACAATATGCATAAAAAACCTGAATACAAAATATTAGTAGATTTATTACATCTAGCACAGAACCATATTTATCAAGAAGAATTATTAGACAATGAACCTTTTTTAGGAAGCATGTGGGCAAATATAAATTCTCCTGGTGGATATAATAGACCTCATACACACCCTAATTCATTATGGTCCGGAGTTTATTATGTAAAAACTCCAAAAGATTGTGGTTTTCTTAAATGTGAAAATCCTAACCCTTCGCTAGATACATCAAGACCTAAAAGAAAAGAGGGTAATATCCCATCTTATTTATGGACTGAAATAAATTTTGAACCTGCAGCGGGCAGATTAATTATGTTTCCTTCATATCTTAATCATTGTGTGGAACCCAATGAATCTAATGATATAAGGATATCAGTTTCATTTAATTTTTTACAGAAAGGAATGTTTGTATAATGTTTAATAAATACCAAGTAATTAAAGGTGCAGTTAACTACGAGTTAGCTAATTTTATATTTAACTACTTCTTACTTAAAAGAGATGCTGTTAAATTTATGTATGAAAATAATATAGTTCATGACAATGGTATATTGGGTACATGGGGAGACACACAAATCCCAAACACATATTCTCATTACGCAGATCCAGTAATGGAAACCCTACTAGTTAAAGTATTACCAATTATGAAAAATGAAACTGGACTAGACCTATGTCCTACTTATTCCTACGCAAGAGCCTACAAAAAAGGTGATGAATTAAAGAAACATAAAGACAGACCAAGCTGTGAGATATCTACTACTATTCACTTGGGTGGTGAGCCATGGCCAATCTTCATAGAAGGCACGAAAGTCCTACTTGATGTTGGCGATATGCTGGTATATAGTGGGTGTGAATTAGAACATTGGAGAGAACCTTTTGAAGGGGACATCTGTGGACAGGTGTTTCTTCATTATAACCATGTAAATGGTCCCTTTGCTGAAGAAAACCGTTTTGATAAAAGACCTATGTTAGGTCTTCCTTCAATGGTCAAGGCATAATATAATGAGGTCATATGTTAACAAAAATTACGTTAAAACCAGGTTTAGATAAACAATCATCAGATACTGGAGCAGAAGGGCGATGGGTTAATGGAGACTATATGCGTTTTAGATATAGCTACCCAGAAAAAATTGGTGGTTGGCAGCAATTAACTTCAAGTAATTTAGTAGGTGCAGGTAGAGACCAACACGCTTGGGTAGATAATGCAGGGAATAAATACGTAGCAATTGGTACTAACAAGATGCTTTATATTTATTTTGAAGGTGCTGTTTATGATATTACCCCAATTGATACAGATAAAATTCAAACAGGAGTTGCTATTGGAAGTACTAACGGTTCCAATGTTTTAACTTTTACTTATGGTGCTGCACACAATGCAACTGTAGGAGACATTCTTTTAATAAGAGATGGGACTATATCTTTAACTGGAGTAAATACTTCTTTTACTGCCGATAATTTTAATGATAAATTATTTGAAGTTTTAAGCACTCCAAGTGCTACTACACTAACCACTCAAATGACTACGTTAGCTAACAATAACGAAACAGGAACAGGCGGTGCTATTGCAACAGCTACAATAGATCCTTACTATGAAATAGGACCTGTTACTCAAGGTTATGGTTTTGGATGGGGAACTAATACTTATGGGGGACAAGTTATACCACCAACATTCACAACGCTAAATGGTGTATTAACAGCAAGCGGTGGTAACAATGGTTCGGCTACAGAAATTACTTTAACTTCAACAACTAGTTTTACAATTCCTAGTGGCGGATCAACTGAGGTTATTCAAATAGACAATGAATTAATTGGATACACTGGAATTACAGGCAACAAAGTAACAGGTATAACGAGAGGTATTAGTGGATCTACTGCTGCTTCTCATACTAATGGAACAACTGTTTTTGATGCAAGTGGTTATGTAGGTTGGGGTAGTGCAAGTTCTTCAGCTCAAGTAGTAATTGAACCAGGACAATGGAGACTTGTTAACTATGGACAAATTTTATTAGCTCTAGTACACAATAAAAAAGTATGGCAATGGGATCCAACTCAAGCTAGTGCTTTAACAACAAGAGCAGTTATATTACCGAATGCACCAACAGCATCAAGAGACATGGCTGTATCAACACCTGATAGACATTTAGTTTTTATTGGAACAGAAACAACAATTGGTACAGCAACTACTCAAGATGATATGTTTGTAAGATTTTCTGACCAAGAAGATATTGATAGTGCTGGTTCTTATACAGCTAGTGCAACTAATACAGCAGGGTCACAAAGGCTTCCTGATGGATCTAAATTACTTTCAGTAATAGCAGGTAAAACAGCACTTTATGTTTGGTCCGATACAGCAATGTATACTATGAAATTTGTAGGCCAACCATTTACTTTTGGCTTTGAACAAGTAGGGACTAACTGTGGAATATCTAGTCAACACGCACCAGTAGAAATTGATGGTGTTGCTTATTGGATGGGACCAAATGGGTTCTTTAAATACACTGGAGGTAGGGTTTATAGTATGCCTTGTCTAGTTGAAGATTATGTTTTTGAAGATATTAATGTTAATGCTAACCAACAGATACATGGTGCAGTAAATAATTTATTTGGTGAAGTTACCTGGTTTTATTGCGGCCAAGGATCAGATGAAATTAACCGTTCAGTTAGTTACAATTACATAGAATCAAGCGACTCGGATCCAATATGGACTACAAGTTCACTTGCTAGAACTACATGGACTCCAGAAGGAGTTTACGGAAAACCATATGCTACACAGTATGTAGCTAATATTGCTCCAACTTCACCTAGTATTAATGGTGTAACTAATGGTGCTAGTTATTTTTGGCAACATGAAGTAGGGACAGATGAAGTTTTTGCTAGTGGAACCATAAATGCAATACTAGCTAATATAGAATCTGGAGATTATGATATTAGTGATCAACAAGGTCTTGCAGGGGATGGTGAATTTATGATGAGGATAAGTAGATTTTTACCTGACTTTGGTGCACAAACAGGAAATGCACAAGTAGCATTAAATACAAAAGCTTTTCCTAACAGCAATCCGATTACAAATACTTTTACGGCAACAACATCTACCACACAATTAAACACTAGGATAAGAGCTCGTCAAATAGCTTTTAAAGTATCTAACACAGGTACTGGAGAAAACTGGAGACTAGGAACTTTTAGACTAGATATACATGCAGGAGGAAGAAGATAATGGCAAAAATATCAGAAGTAGTACCTACAATTGAAGGACCAGAATTTGATAGACAGAATGTTCAGAATTTGGCTAACAATGTAATATCCATTGTACAAAAAATGAATACTACATATCAACAACAAATAAAAGATGAGCAAGAAGCCTTTACATTTTTTACAAGTTAAGTTAAAACAACAAAAAGATTATAATGGCTAACGCATATAAATTACATCATACTACTTTGGCTGCTAATACTACAGCTGACTGTTATACAGTACCAGCTGCAACTGTAGGAATTCTTAAATCTATTTCTGTATACAATGCAAATGTAGGGACAGCGGTTTTAACTCTATCTGTTTTTGATAGTAGTTCTAGTACAGCATTTATTTACGATAAACATTCTTCAGCGACTACTGTTAAAAATGAATTTTTAAAAGGAGAAGATTCAACTGTGCTGATATTAGAAGAAGGCGACAAGATTCAAATGCTTTCTGATGTTGCAAGCCCAATAGTTACAATAAGCGTATTACAACAAGACAGGACATAATGACAAAAACAATGACAATTAATGGACAAGAAATACCCGTTAAAACTGCAGAAGTTATAACAACTTACAGAAATATTAAAACAGGCGAAACTTTTAAAGATAAATCTTTATGGGAAGCCAAGGGGTTTAAGCCAGAAGAGATAGCAGAGGACATAAAAGTTATCATGCCAGCACTTGATTTATTTGGTGAAAAGGGTTAATAGTATATATTCCAGGTGAAATGCCTGCTATTTTAATATACAATATACCTAGAGGAATATAAAATTTTATGGCTATCACTAATAGTAAACAAGCAGCAGATTTTCTAAACAAACGTGCGCCAAAAGGTGAATCTTTAGCATTCATTAATGAATCAGAAGCAAGACTCTTAAAAGCAAATGGTGGTATGGGATTACCTTTAGCAAACACAGGCGGTGTACCTGTATATGGTATGTGGGGAGACGCTTGGGAGGCTGCAAAAGAGTGGGGTAAAAAAGCAATTAAGAATGTAGACTTTGGAGAATGGGTAGACATTGGTACTAAAGCTTGGGACACTTACGCAAAATACAAAAGTGAAAAAGGACAGAACGAACAAGGAAAAGCTACTTATGATAAATATTTACAAGACACACAAAATTATGACCAAGCTGCAGAGATTGCCATTGCCGAAAATTTAACACCTATGGCTGTAGCAACACCCCCAACAACCAAAGCAGGTGTAACTGATTTTACTTTAGTAAAAGATGGTGGCATCATTGGTTTAAAAAATGGTGGTCGACCAGGTTACATGATGGGAGAAATGGTCATGGAAGAAGAAACAATGTCAGCAACACCTGTTAGTGCATCCTTAGATAGCATTCCACCAGAGATGCAAGCGATCTCACAAGAGTTATTTCAAAAAGCAGTAGAAGAATTAACAGAACAAGAATTACAAATGCTTATGGCATACATGGAAAAAGCAGCGATGGAATCTTCTATGGCTTCTGCACCTATGGAAGAAGAAATGATGACTTCAGAAACAATCATGGCAGCCAACGGTGGTATCATGAATGCAAAAAGAGGATTAGTAGATGGCCCTGGGGGTTATGCTGGAGAATATGTTAAAGAAGAACCTTATGGAGAAGACTTATCAAGAAACGATCTATTTGGTCTTAGGTAAGAAGAAGGATTACCTGAACCAAGAGGAAAC